GCGGCGGGCTTGCCGACCATCACCGGCACCTTGGGGACGACCGAGACTACCGACACCGCGAACTTTGCCGGCGCCGTCGCCTTCCCCGCGATCACGGGGACGCTCGGCACCACCGAGACCACCGACACCGCGAGCTTTGCCGGGGCCGTCGCCTTCCCCGCGATCACGGGGACGCTCGGCACCACCGAGACCACCGATCTCGCAGCGTTCGCCGGGGCCGGTGCCTTTGCAACCATCACCGCCACACTCGCCGCGACCGAGACCGCCGATACCGCGGCCTTCGCCGGCGCGCTTGGTGCGTTGCCGACGATCACCGGCACGCTCGGCGCCGTCGAGGCCGCCGATCGGGCAGCGTTCGCCGGCGGGGCGCCCCCACCGCCGATTACGACGAGGACTTGGTTCCCGCCGCAGAGTGCCGCACCATTGCCGATCGAGCTCATCACCACCGGTGCCGACCCCGGGATCGACGGTTATTGGCCGCCGACCCGGGCCAACCCATTGCCGATCCAGGTGGTCAGCGGTGCGGTGCCGGCGGTCGGCACCTGGTATCCGCCGAGTTGGACGCGCCCGCTGCCGGTGCACCAGGTGAGCGGCGCGGCCGATCGCGGGGGCGATGCCACTTATTTTCCGCCGACCGCGCAAAATCCGCTGCCCTGCGTGCTCGTCACCACCGGCAGCGACCCGCGGGTCAACACCCGCTATCCCTGGTCACGCGCCCACCCGCTGCCGGTGGTGATGGTTTAATCGCAGGTGGTGATGGTTTAATCGCAGGAGGACAGCATGCGTCAGGTCAGGTTTTTTGAGGACAGCAACGGGCCCAAGGACCTCAACGACGGGCGCCGACTCTTGGTCGGCATCATGGACTACGAGGAGAGCCCGCTGGTCGATGGCGGCCGGCGCGAGGCGGTCAGGGTCGCGACGATCAGCGATGCGGCCGAGTTTCAGACCGCCTATGCCGCCTATTACCAGTCATTCGAGCAGCCGGCCGAGGCGGAGGCGGCCGAGGCCGAAGAGCGCGAGCCATTGCAGCCCGGCCAGGCCGACGCAGTCTGATGCCCGACAGCAAGGCCAAGACCAAGGCCGGCAAGCAGCGCTTTGTCAAAAAGGCGATGGGCGAGTTCAAAGAAGGCGAGATGAAATCGGGGTCGGGTCAGACCGTGACCAACCCCAAGCAGGCCATCGCCATCGCGCTCAACCAGACCGGCCAAGCCAAGCGGCGCAAAGCTCGCGCCGGGTCCTCGAGGATCTCGAGCGAGATCTCCCGCCGCGTCGATGCCGGGCAACAGCGGGCAAGGAGGTGAATGATGGCGGCAGCATTTCGGACGCCTGGCGGCTCGGTCAGCGCGGCGGGGCGACGCCAGGCCGAGGCGAAAGGGCAGACGCAGCCCGGCACCGACAAGTTTCCGATCCGCAACAAGGCCGATCTGCGTCGGGCCAAGCAGTCGCTGGGTCGTTCAAGCACGCCGGAGGCCACGCGCGCCTGGATCAATAAGCGCGCGCGTGCTCTTGACGCCAAGCCGCTCGGCGGCGGCAATGCCAACGGAGGGGGGAAAAAGAACAACCCCGGCAATTCGAGCGCCAACGGCCGGATCAGCCGCGAGCTCGGCCGCCGCCTCGATCAGCGCGACCGGCGATGACGGTGATCGTCTACCGCGACGGGGTCATGGCGGCCGACAGCCAGGTCTGCAACAACGAGGGGCTGATCACCGGTGCCGTCACCAAATTGGCGCGGCGCGAGGATGGCTCTCTCCTCGGGCTCGCCGGCTATGCCGGCGATGTGACCGGGTTTCGCGACTGGTTTCTCGCCGGCGGCAAGGACGCCTGGGAGGCGGCCGACAAGGACCACGGCTTTGCCGCGATCGTGGTCAGCCCCAATGGCCGGGTCAGCATCTTTGATCAGAACGGCCGCAGCTATCCGGTCGAGGCGCCGTTCTACGCCCGCGGGGCCGGCGCCGAGATCGCCTTTGGCGCGTTGGCGATGGGAGCGCGCGCCGACCAGGCGGTCGAGATCGCCTGCCGCTTCAGCGTGTGGTGCGGCGGCGAGGTCCAGGTCGAGCGCCTCGATGCTTTGCCGCGACTCGTCGAGGTCCGCGCATGACCCTGGCCACGATCTGCTCCAACGTCGCCCGCGATCTCGGGATCGACGATCCGCCGACGCCATTGTGGGGCTCCAAATTGCCGACCGCGCGGCGGCTGATCGCGCAGAGCCGGCGGGCCGCCTTTGCGTTGCACCGGCGGGCGCTGTGGACCAACACGATCATCGAGCACACCTTCACCGCGACCGGGGTCTCGGACTATGCGTTGCCGGCCGATTTCTTCCGCCTGGTCAACGACACGGTGTGGGAGCGCAGCCGCTATTGGGCGATGCGCGGAGCGCTCAGCCCGCAAGCCTGGCAATTGTACAGGAGCTCGATCTACGGCCGGGCGACGATGTGGCGGCGCTACCGCATCCGGGTTCCGAGCGGCGAGGGGTCGGGCCAGCCAACGATGTTCTCGATCGACCCGGCGGTGGCGAGCACCGACCAGACCTCGTCCTTTGTCTTCGAGTACCAGTCGGGCTGGTACATCCAGACCGCCGGCGGTCCGATGGCCGTCGATTGGACCGGCGACAACGATAGATGCATCCTCGGCGAGAACCTGGTCGAGCTCGATGCGATCTGGCGCATGCTGCGCCGCATTGGTCTGGCCTATGACGAGGAGAAGGACGAGGCCGAGCGGCAGATCGACAAGGCGGTGGCGCGCGACGGCGGCACGCAGACGCTCAACCTGGTGCCGGCGGTCAAACGCGACGATTTTATCGGCCAGTATTCGCTCGGCGCGTTTCCGCCGGTGCCGCCGCCCCCCGCGATGCAGCAGATGCCGCCGTTGCCGCCGGAGATCGCGGCGCGGATCGCACCCTTCGAGCAGCCGCAGCCGCCACCCGATTGGCTCGGGCGGCCGCCGCCTTTCAGGCCAGGACCAGGTCCCGCGAGCGCGCCGGCGGCACCGCTAACTGCCGAGGAGATGGCGGCGCAGCTGGCCGCTCGCGCTTCGGCGCCGGCGCTGTCGACGGAAGTGCGGGCGGCGCCGGCGGTCCGCTCGGGCCGGCCGGTCGAGCCGCAGCGCCCGACCCTGGTGCAGGTGCCGCAGGGCGTGCCGCGGACATTGTCGGAAACGCCGCGGGTGCCGCCGGTGATCAGGATCGGGGTGCGGCCATTGATCGGCGTGATACCGGAGCCGCAACTGCCACCCGGAACACTCGGCATCTAGCCCTGGGGGATCTGAGATGGACGGATTCGGCTTTCTGCCGTCGGTGCCGCCGAGCACGACGAGGCCGAGCTGGGGCACATTGCCGCCGGCGGCGACGATGGCGATGCCGCCGGGCACGATGGCGCCGCCGGTCATGCCGACGATCCCGCAGCCGGCCGGCGCCCAGCCGGCGGGTCTGACCCCGGCCGGCATGCCGCAAGCGGCCACCCCGGCACCGGGAGTGCCGCAGAACCCCGGTGAGGTTTCGCCGCTGGCCGCGGTGCTCGCCGGGCTGTCGGGCGGGGCGGTCGGGCCGCAGGCGGCGAGGGCCGCGCAATTGCCGGCGGCACAGCAGGCCGACGTGCTGAGCCCTGCCTATCAGGCGATGGGGATGGGCGGCGGGGGTATGTCGCCCTCGGACACACTGGCGGCACTCTTGACCGGCAGTATGGTGTGATGGCGCTCAGCGCGCAGCGTGCCGTCGCGCTCCAGCGCAAGCAGGCGCGCGCCCGCCGGCTGACAACCCCCCAGGTGTTGCCGGCGCCGGGCAAGGGCTGGAACACCCGCGACCCGTACGAGGCGATGGACCCGCAGGACGCCATCACCCTCGACAATTGGCAGCCCGATTATGGCGGGGTGCGGTTGCGCGAAGGCTCGCAGCTCTATCAGACCGTCGGCGAGGCCCAGACGATCACCACGTTGGCGGTGTGGACCTCGGCCGGCTTGACCCATCTGCTTGGTGCCACGTCAGACAAGATTTGGGGCGTCGACCAGAATTTGCAGCTCGGCGCCGGCTTTACCAGCGGCTGGTGGCAGACGGCGATGTTCAACCATCGCCTGTTCTGGGTGAACGGCAATGATGCGCCGCAATCTTACGACGGCACGACGCTCGCGCCGGCCGGCTTTGTGCAGAATCCGAGCAGCACTTATCCGCTCGACCCGACCAAGTTGATCGGCGTGCAGACCAACCACAATCGGCTCTATTTCTGGACCAATTCCGCGACCGGCTTCTGGTATGGCGGTCTCTACGCGATCACCGGCAATCTCGATTACTTCCCGTTCGAGATGACGGTCCCCGATGGGGCCTACCTCGTCAACGTGCAAAACCTGACCTATGACGGCGGTCTGGGGATCGCGACTTACACGATCTTTACATTGACGACCGGCGAGGTCCTGGTCTATTCCGGCACGGATCCCTCGGACCCCAACAATTGGGCATTGGTTGGCATCTACACGACGCCGGCGCCGATCGGCCAGCGGGCGATCTGCCGCTATGGCGGCGACAGCTACATCATCACGAGCTCGGACTACACCAAATTGTCGCAATTGATGATCGCGCTCAAGCTCGGCACCGTGCCGCCGCGCTCCAAGGCGGCCGGCGCCTGCCAGGCCGCGGTCAGTCAGGGCCGCGGTCAGACCGGCTGGCAGGCGATCTATTGGGGGTTTGGCCGGCGGCTCGTCATGAACGTGCCATTGATCGCGCTTGATGCCAACGGCAATCGGAC